AACAAATCTTGGCTGAGTTGACATTGGAAGTTCGCAACGAAGCTGCTCATGGCGGTGTGTTTGACTTGTCTTGATAAAATCTAGATAAGATGTAGAATAGGGGGTGGGCAAAACCTGCCCCCTTTCCAGGAGTCTTTATGTCAGAACTCGGCAAACGAGGTAACTTAGGTGTAGTAAACGGAGTAGTAAAAACAGCCTACGCAGATGGCGAAGGCGGTCTTATTATCAAGACAGAAACAGACTTAACAGATTTTATTGACCACACACAAGCTCAATACAATCAGCGTAGTGGAAAGACAGGATGGGGAGATTCTCCCTACGATCCAAAGAACAAGATAGCAACATTACCCCTAGAAATTATTGAGACTCTCAATGAGATGGGGATTATGCGAGGTTATTACATTACCGATCAAAATGCCCTCAAGAAGTGGCTAAATGACCCTGATAACAAGGTCTTTAGAACCAGAGGGGGTCAGGTATGAGAATAGCAGTTTGTATCCCTGCAAGGGGTCAGATGGAGGTAGCAACAGCCTTTGATATGATGGCAATGCTTACCTATACAGTAAAAACGACTAATTACGATATAGATTTATTTACAGCACAAGGAACTCTGATATTCGATCAGAGAAATAGCCTGGTGCAAAGCGCAATAGATATAAAAGCAGACTATATGCTTTTTATTGATGCAGACATGAGGTTTCCAAAAGACACCTTAAAGATCCTACTATCTCATAAAAAAGAGATCATTGGAGTAAATGCGACAACACGAGCAGAGCCTGTATCTCCTACAGCTAGGAACATACAGATCAACGAGGATGGCTCAGTCATCTTTTTGCCTGTTTACTCAAATGCAAAAGAAGGAATCGAAGTAGTAGATGGTATTGGCTGTGGGATAATGTTGATAAAGACAAGCATCTTTGAGAAGATGGAAAAGCCATACTTTTACTTTGAGCAGTTAAAGAACAATAAGTTGCTTGGTGAGGATATTTACTTCTGCATCAAGGCAAGAGACTCAGGCATAGACACTTGGGTAGACCATGATTTATCAAAAGGAATTAAGCATATTGGTCAATATGTCTATGGATGGCACAATGTCGAAATACCAAAAGATTAAGAGAGATATATGGCTTATACCAACTATTCCGATCTAAAAACATCGGTAGCAAACTACTTAGGTAGGTCTGACTTAACATCGGTCATTCCAGACTTTATTAGTTTTGCAGAAATGCGTATGGCAAGAGAATTACGCACTAGGCAGATGCTGCAATCTGCTACTGCACCCACAGTAGGTAATGATGCAAAGGTAGCGTTGCCAACAGACTTTCTAGAGGTACGAGACTTAAATGTACAAGGATCGCCAAGAACACCATTAACCTATATGTCTCCTAGTGCTTTTAGTAGAGATGCACCGGCAGATGAAGTTGGCAGACCAACAACATACACAATTATTAAGTCAGAATTTGTATTAGCACCAAAGCCAGACACAGCCTATACATTGGAGATACTTTACTATGCTAAACCTACTGTATTGTCTACTGGTAATGCAAGCAATGTATTTCTTGCTAATTATCCAGATGCTCTCCTCTACGCATCTCTTTTAGAGGCAGAGCCATATCTAATAAACGATGCTAGAAGTCAGACATGGGTAAGCCTGTACGACAGAGCAATAACAAATATATCCAATGCAGATCAGAATGGTGATTATTCTGGTGTTCCGTTACAAATGAGAGTTACTACACGATAAGGAAAAAACATGGCTGAAATGTCAAACTACCTAGAGAACGCACTAATTAATGCGACTCTACGAGCAACAACCTTTACTTCTCCAACCACAGTATATGTAGGTCTCTATACAAGCGATCCTACAGATGCTAATTCAGGCACAGAGTGTACTGGTGGGTCTTATGCTCGTAAATCTGCTACTTTTGGCGCACCTTCCAATGGTGCAAGCGTAACTACGGCAGACATTACCTTTGACCAAGCTACAACATCTTGGGGAACAATTAGTCATATCGGTATCTTAGATGCTTTGACTACTGGAAATCTTTTGTATCACACACCTTTGACAACATCTAAGGCTATTGATACAGGAGACATCTTTAAGATTGCATCTGGTAGCCTCTCAGTTACCCTAGCTTAATGGCATTAACTCTCGAACAGTTAGATCAGTTCGGGACTTTAGAGCAAGTACCATACTCATTCGATCATACTTGGGAAACAGACGAAGTATGCGGTGATTGGAGATTAGAGGATATGGATTCCTTGGGGAATCTAGATCAACTAAATATCTCGTTTGACGATCCTGTATGGACTACTCTGTGTGTTAAGTTCCCATCTGCATCTATTACAGCAAACGCAACAGTAAGTGCGGATGGAGTTCGCCAAAGAACAGGCGAAGCACTTGTTACAGCAGAGGCATCTGTTGTCGCAGCAGGACAAATAACAAGAAATGCTAGTGCAGACATAAGCGCAGATGCAACAGTAGTCGCTAATGGTATTGCTGTTAGAGGCGGATCAGCAAGCATTACTGCTGATGCTACAGTTAGTGCAAATGCAATTGGAGTGTTTGTCGGAGAAGGATTGGTTAATGCAGTTGCAACAGTTGATGCGACAGCAATTGAAATCATAGGATCAGCATCTGCTTTTGTTACTGTAGAAGCAAGTGTGGAAAGTACAGGCATTAGAGTTAGAACAGGCGATGCGACAATTACAGGTAATGCAAGTGCAGAGTCTGAGGCTATTCGAGTTAGAACATCTGTTGCAGAAATAACAGCAACAGCCACAGTAACAGGTAATGGCAATGCACAGTATGTTGGCGAAGGAATTATTGTTGCTAATGCTTATGTAGATGCACAAGCAAGAGCAATTTATTCTGCTAGTGGTGTCATATCAGCTAATGCCACAATCGTAGCAAGTGGCAATGTATTAGGTGATAATTGGACAGACGAAACAGCAGGATCAGAGGCTTGGACAGGTATATCAGCTAGTTCTACAACATGGACAGCACAAACAGCAGGATCAGAGTCGTGGACAGGAATTACCGCTACAACGACAACTTGGACTCAAATATCTAGTGGAACAGAACAATGGCAATAAGCAGAGTAACATTCGGAGAATGGACACCAGATCAGCCAGGTATTACTAATGGACTGCGTAGGGCAGAAAATGTCTACTCTAAGGCAGTAGGCTATGGTGCTATTCCTACAGTAGTAGATTATTCGGCAGCAGCATCTGAGAATTTAAACAATGTTGTTGCAGGAAAGACTACAGTAGGAGCTACAATTGTATTTGCTGGTGGCTCTACAAAACTATTTAAGTTAGATTCTGGCGATTTGTCATTAGACAATGTGTCAAAATCAGGCAACTATACGACACCTACCGATCAGCGTTTTAGATTTACGCAATTTGGTAATGTAATTGTTGCAGCTAATGGCTTTGATAAATTACAGGGATTTAACTTAAACAGTTCTTCTTTATTTGCAAATCTTGCAGCAGATGCACCAGAAGCACGATTTGTAACAGTAGTGCGAGACTTTGTAGTGTCTGGCTATCAATCAAGCTATCCAAACAGGGTGCAATGGTCAGCATTAGGCGATGAGTCTAGTTGGACTGCCTCTGCTACAACCCAAGCAGACTTTCAGGATATTCCTGATGGTGGTTCTGTAGTCGGTGTTACAGGTGGTGAATTTGGTTTGATCTTTATGGATCGTGCTATTCATCGTATGTCTTATGTTGGAAGTCCTTTAGTATTCCAGTTTGACAATATCAGTCGTAACTTTGGATGTTATGAGGCTAACTCTATTATTCAGTATGGTGGAACATCGTTCTTCTTAGGAGATGATGGATTCTACGCTTGTGATGGTCAAAATGTATTCCCAATCGGTAGCGAGAAAGTAAACCGATTCTTCTTTGATAATGTAGAAGAAAGCACTTTGTATCTTATGTCGGCTGCTGTAGACCCAATTAAAAAACTTATTATTTGGGCATACGCATCCAATAGTTCATCTACTCCTGATAGCTTGTTAATCTACAATTATCAGACCCAACGATGGACTAGCGGTACAACCCATGTAGATAAAATTGCATCAACTTCTACACCTGCGGTTACTTTAGAGGGTATGGATACTTATGGTAATTTAGATACCATCCTTACTAGCTTTGATAGCCGACTTTGGCTTGGTGGAAAACTACAGTTAGCTGGTGTGGATGGCGCAAAGATTGTTACCTTCTCAGGCGCAAATGCTACAGCCTACATAGAGACAGGTGATATTGAAGTGCCAGGAGCAACATCAGCAATCACAATGGTTAAGCCAATCGTAGATGATGGTTCTGCATCGGTAGCATTGCTGTCTCGTAGGCTTTTGTCAGAATCCACAACCTTTGGATCTCAGACATCTGCAAACAGCGAAAATAGAGTAGCAGTTCGTGGTGTTGGTCGCTATCATCGTCTACAATTAACCCCTACAGGTAGTTGGACATCAGCAGTCGGAATGGACATAGATTTAAGCCCTCTAGGAACTAGATAATGTTTAGAGCATTACCCCCATTTGGTAGCGATCCTCGTGGAGTAGCCGAGGTAGTCAATGGGATTATGAATGGCAAAACCAACAATACAGGGTCGGTAACTTTAGCAACAGGTGGCGCATCTACTACAACCATTACAGATGCTCGTATCGGTGTAGATTCTGTCATTCTGTTAATGCCAACAGACGATGTATCATCTACAGCGTATTACCCTTATTTAGCAGTTCAAGACAATACAGACCAAGCAGCAACGACAACGACAGCAGTAAACATCATGTCGTTCTCTACAACGGATTATGCTTTAGGTGGCAGTCTTGTAGATAGCACGAAGTTAAAAGTAGACTACGCAGGACTCTACAATATTCAGTTTTCTGCACAGTTAATTAACAATACTAACGATGTGCAAGAGGTTAGCATTTGGTTCAGAAAAAACGGATCAGATGTTGTAGGCAGTAATAGCGAATTTGGTGTACCACAGAGAAAATCTACTGGAACTCCTAGTCGAGTCATTGCAGGATTAAATTATTTCATTGCATTGCAAAAAGATGATTATGTGCAGTTGGCATGGAGACCAAGCGACACAGGTGTTAGCCTAGAGCATTTTGGAACACAAAGCACACCAACAAGACCAGCAACACCTAGTATTATAGCAACAGTTAGTTATCTGTCATCGAATGGATACACAAGCAATTTATTTACAAGACCTTATATATCAGCAGTAACCAACGGAAGTGCCACTATTAGCCATCCAGCTAATACAGTATCAGGCATGACTTATAAATACATCATCGTAGGATAAAACTATGGCAACAACCACAAGCACATCGTCAATTGATCCAGCGTTACTCCCATACCTTACCCAAGGTTTGCAGAGGGCGCAGAGTCTATTCTTAACAGGTAAGCAACCTGAGTTCTTTCCTGGTCAGACCTATGTAAGCCCATCTGCTGCTACGACTGAGGCTATTGCACAGCAAGAACAATTGGCTCGTCAACAGTCTCCTGTTCTACAACAGGCTCAACAGGCTTATCAAGCATCTTTAGGTCAAGTTGGACAGACTGCTGCCGGTGGGTTCTTAAATGCCAATCCTTATCAACAAGCGATGATGGAGGCAGCGACTCGCCCATTAACCCAACAGTTTAGCCAAGCAGTATTGCCAGGCATTTCGAGCCTTTACAGCAAGTCTGGTCGTTTGGGTAGTGGTAGTATGGAAAGAGCATTAGGAACTGCTACAGAGGCTTATGGGCGGTCTCTAGGGGATATTACATCCAATATCGCAGGATCACAGTACCAACAGGAAAGAGCAATGCAACAACAGGCTCAATTAGCCCAAGCTCAGTTGGCAGGATATGCACCTCAGTTCTACAGCCAACAGTTCCTACCATCGCAGACATTGGCTCAAGTTGGCGCACAACAAGAGGCAATCGCTGCACAACCTCTACAAGAGCAATTGGCTCGTTATCAGTTTGGACAACAGTTGCCCTATCAGCAACTCCAAGGCTATTTGTCATCGGTCTATGGCACTCCATTAGGAAGCTATGGTACACAAACCACAAATGCACCTACCTACCAAAATCGTAGTGCAGGTGTTCTTGGTGGTGCAATAGCAGGCGGTCTAGGTGGTTATGCGTTAGGACAAATTCCTGGCGTTTCTGGTTTCTTTGGTAATCAATACGCTGCGCCAGCGTTAGGTGCATTAGGTGGCGGTTTACTTGGAGCAGGATTCTTCTGATAATAGAAAAACTAACCCTACATCGTTTAGAGGAGTTTTTTGAACTGGTTACCAAGATGGTAGCCGAAGCAGAGTTTTCTTACGCAATACCAGAAAAGCACAAGATTCTACATTTATTTAAGAATCCTAATGCAGTCGGATTTATCGCAATAGAGAATGACAAGATTATCGGATTTATATCTGGTCTAGCCCATGAGTATTTCTTTAGTAATCGCAAAAGAGTAAGTGATCTAGGATTCTTTGTATTACCTGAGTATCGAGGTAGTAGAGTGGCACTTAAACTAGTAAAATCATTAGAAACATGGGCTAAAGATATGGGTGCAGATGATCTGCACTTAGGACAAACAACATCAGTAGACATGGATAAAACCAGACAGTTTTATGAGAGACTAGGTTATAAAACTGTTGGCTTTAATACAGTCAAACACTTAAAGGATTAATTATGTGTGGTGGAGTTGGAGACTTTGTAGAAAATACTCTTAGTTCTGTTGTGGATGTAGCTGAAAATCAGATACAAGAAGTATTAGACGATCCTGTAAAAGCTGCTGCTAAAGTTGCTGCCGTTGCTACTGGAAATGCTTGGGCATTACCTATTATTGAAGGTGTAGATACAGTACAAGAAGGTGGTAGTGTAGAAGAAGGTCTTTTATCTGCTGGCAAGGCTTATGCTGGTCAACAGATTGGTGCTGAATTAGGTAGTCAATTAGGTGGTGGTGAGTTTGCTACCACAGGCGAAGATTTCAATATGGGTGGCGATTTATTTACGCCACCACCAAATAATTTAGTTGCAAGCAATACAGGAGTAGTTTCAGATTACGAAATTGATCCAACTGCTCAGGCTTTACAAAACGCAATTGACAGAGGTGATTTTATTCAGGACAGACCTTTAACGCCTGAAGAATTACGAGCAGCAGGAATTGAAAGTGGCGCACCAATAATAGATTATTCTACAGAAGCAACATTAACTCCTGGCGGTAATGTCGTGCCTGCTACTACTTTGCCTACAGAGATGGCTGCTATAGATGCTGAGATTGCAGCAGCAGCAAAAGCATTGCCTACAACAATATCCCCAATGAAAGCATTACAAGGATTACGAGGTGCTAGTGGTTTATTAGGTGGTAGACAACAACCACAACAACAGATGCCACAAATGCAGATGGGCGGTAGAACACAGATGCCACAAGGCGAAGTTGATTACTCTGGCATTTATAACTTATTGGCTCTACAAAGAGCAAGAAATCCAAATTCTTTACTAGGATAAATTATGGCAATTAATCTATCAGCTTTATTCGGACAACAACCAGACTATTCTCAGTTTATTAGTCCTGCCGAAACACAAAGGATGCAGTCTGGTGCTGGTCAGCAAGCCCTATTAAACGCTGCTATTGCCTTGTTAGGACAGTCTGGACAAACAAGACAACCTATTAGCACAGGACAAGTCTTAGGTAGCGCATTAGGTGCAGGCATGGAAGGCTATAACCAATCATTTGATCGCAGTCTTAAGCAAATGGTAACTAATATGCAGTTAGAGGAATTCAAGCGTAAGCGTCAAGCACAGGAAATGGCTAGAGGCGCGATTACGCAAACTCCTGTTCCTATCCCTATGGCTACAGGTCAAGGATCTCAATTAGAAATGTTATCTCGCCCTGAGTTTGGTGGAGATATAACAGCAGCAGAAACAGTTGGTGCTTTAAGAGCAAACTTGCCAACAAAAACATCTGTAGACATTAATAAACTTATTCAAGCCATTGCTGTAACAGATCCTGTAGAAGCTGCTAAATTAATGTCTAAAGAACCAAAAGAATCATTTAGACCTTTATCAACAGAAGAAAAGAAAGCATTTGGATTGCCACAAGATCAATCATTTCAAGTTAGTTCATCTGGAAAAATAGATCAAATTAGCAAAGGTGAATTAGTTAAAAACATTATTGGCGGTGCTGAAACTGAATACTCTAAGTTTGTTGGAAAAACAAAAGGCGAAAGAGATTATTCTACATTTGATGCCGCACAAAAAGCAGCAGGTAATTTGCCAAAAATTAACGCAACTCTCAACGAATTACAAACATCTGATGCTATAACTGGTTTAGGTTCTGAAGTATTTAAAAACATAGAACGAGCAAAAGCAACATTTTTAGCAGATAAAAAAGCTGGCAAAAAAGTAACCGATACAGAATACTTAGATGCCTTGCTTGGATCTGACATTTTCCCAATGATTAGTTCTTTAGGAATTGGTGCTAAAGGTCTAGATACTCCTGCTGAAAGAGAGTTTTTAAGACAGGTTATGACAGGCACAACATCAATGAATAAGGATACATTGGTAAAATTAACCCAGTTAAGAAAAGATATTGAGGAAAGAGCAATTAACAGATTTAACGAAAAATTAGAGTCTGGTGAACTAGATAAATTCTTTACTCAAACTGGTGAAAGAAAACAAGTAATTCAAGTTCCTTCTGCACCAGGATTACCACCAGGTGTAAAAGTTCGTAAAAAACCATAGGAAAATAAATAATGCCATCCTACGAAATTGAAATACCAGGAAAAGGTGTATTTGAGGTTGATTCTGACAAAGAACTAACCGATGCACAGGCATATCAATATGCTTTATCACAGGCAGAAAAAACCCCAACCAAGCAAACAGAAAGAAATGAAATTGCTAGGACAGGTCAATTACTGGCTAGAGGTGCTATTCCTGTAGCAACTGGGGCTGGCGTTGGTGCTATGGTAGGTGGTGCGCCTGGTGCATTAGTTGGATCTATGGCATTGCCTATGGCTGACTTAGCTGCATTGGGTAGCAAATACTTAGAAAACCTAATCCGTCAAGCTCGTGGAGTTCCAGAGACTAAAGGCTTTTCTCCTAGCGGAGAAGTATCTAAGGCTTTGGCTAATATAGGGCTACCAGAGCCAACAACCACAGGCGAAAGAGTAATAGAGGCTGTTGGTAGTGGTTTAGCTGGAGTCGGAACACAATTACCTGCATTAGGTCGTTTAGCTACTACAGCAACTACAGAGGCTGGCAGAAACCTTGCTGGCAGAATGGCACAAGCACCTGTAGCACAAACAGTAGTAGCAGCACCAGCAGCAGCAACAGCACAATATGTTGGTGAAACTACAGAAAACCCACTATTGGGTATGGCAGCAGGTATGGCTGTTGGATCTACAGCAGGTTTAAGACCAAGACAAGTAGAAAAAGGATTAACAGCAGAGCAACTAAGAATCAGAGCAGACATTGCTTATAGAAATGCGGAAAAAGCTGGTGTAGTTGTTAGTCCAGAATCTTTAAAAGCAAAAGTTCCTCAATTTGAAAAATTATTAAAAGAAGAAGGTTTTGTTCCTGGATTGCATAAAGAGTTAGATACTGTTTTAGGTGAGTTGCAAAGAGAAGTTAATACACCAAAAACACTCAGAGAATTAGATCAATTAAGAAGAACATTAAAAGCACCCGCTAAATTTTTTGATAATCCAGATCAACAACGAATTACTGGCAGACTTGTAGATGAGTTTGATGATTATGTAAATAATTTGTCTGCTAAAGATTTGGCAGTAGAAGGTGGAAAAGTTAAAACAGCAACAAAAGAACTAACTAAAGCTAGAAACTTTTACGCTAAATCAAGAAAAGCAGATGAAATAGATGAATTGTTTAGGAGAGCAGAGATTCGTGCTGGTGCAAACTTTACACAATCTGGTTTAGAAAATTCACTTAGACAAGAATTAAAATCTTTATCATTAAACAAAAAAAGATTTTCTATGTTTTCATCAACCGAACAAAATGCAATTGAAGTGGCAGCAAAAGGTGGGAACTTGCAAAATGTTTTAAGAAACATTGGAAAATATGCAGCAACAAGCCCAATTCCTACTACAGGAGGATCTGCTTTAGGTGCAGGTATTGGTGCTTTGCTTGGTGGTGTGCCAGGAGCAGCTATTGGTGCTGCAACAGTACCAGCAATAGGTGGTGCAGCTAGGACTGGAGCAACAAGAATGGGTTTAAATAGGCTAGAAGAAATACAAAGAATGGTTTCTTTGGGTCGTATGCCAGAAATACAGGCAAGAACTCGTTTAGTACCTGTTACAGGTTTAAGAGGCTTACTAGCATCTCCTGTAGATCAGCAATTTGAAGAACAACAGTAAGGAAAATCATGGCATATACAAAATACTCACTAACCCCTGCTAATAACAATTCTGCACCTCCAGATGGCGCACCAGAGGGGATGTTACCTTCTGCGGTAAACGATACCATGCGAGATATGATGGCGCAGATCAGAGACTGCGGAGATGGTATTCGTGATGGCACATATACCATGACTGCGCCTAAGATTACAGGTGGATCAATTACTGGTGTTACTTTTACCTCTATCGTAGTAACTGGTGGATCTATTACAGGCATTACCGATCTAGCAGTAGCAGATGGTGGTACAGGTGCATCGAGTTTTACTTCTGGTGCTTTGTTAAAAGGCGCAGGATCAAGTGCAATTACTACTGCTACAGCAGGAACAGATTATGTAGCACCTAGTGGAGCACTTGGTACACCATCTTCAGGAACTTTAACTAACTGCACAGCAGATGGCACAAACGCTGTGGGTTATCGTAATGTTCCACAATCAGGCTCAGATAAGACCACATCCTATACATTGACTACAGGTGATGTTGGTAAATTCATAGGTGTTGGTACTAGTGGATCAATTACTATTCCTAATAGCACCTTTGCTGCAGGTGATATTGTGTCTATTTTCAACAATACATCAGGTGGCATTACTATTACTTGCACCATTACAACTGCGTATATTGCTGGAACTAATACCGATGTAGCTTCTGTAACTTTAGCTACTAGGGGTGTTGCAACACTATTATTTATTAGTGGCACAGTAGTAACCATTACAGGAAATGTAGCATGAGTGGCATTAATTTAACCTTACTAGGTTCGTCATCCAAAGAGACATTTTGGATGGCTACCCTTGGTACAACCGACATAAGAATTGAAGGCAATAACATAGCCATTGATTCTGCTGGTAATGCTCATATAGCTGGTTTTTGGGAACAAGGCGGTGTTCAAGTCGAGGAAGCGTATTTATATAAGATTGACAAAGATGGTGCGTTGCAATGGCAAAAACAATTAGGCACATCGGGTACTGCCCAAGCTAATTCTGATGTTTTTTATGGAATAGCCGTTGATTCTAGTGGTAATTGTTACGCTGGTGG